AAGAGTTAAATCACATTTTTCAGTTTTTAAATATTTAAAAACAATTTTTGATATGATTTTTGGAGTCATCCAGTTTATATTTCTACCAAAGAAATTAACTGGCTTGTCTTTCGACGTTAATAACCCCAATATATTGCTTAAAGGGATTTTTCCATTTTGGAACTGCTGAGTTAGAAAACCTACCAACGGATAAATACGATCTAAAGTTTTATCTTTAGATCTTCTATTACCAATTAGTAAAAGTTTTCATAAATCTTTACCTCATTTATTATTTACTAAACGAGTAGTAACAGCTAATCTACCAAAGAAATTATCAGAAGATAATAGTTCTTTAAAAGATAAAGCTGAAACATCACTTCCATTAACGGAAGTACGTTTAGCAAATTCTAATACAGGTTTAGATTCAGCAATTACTGATTTAGATAAGTTAATATCAACTCCTAACTCTTTACAGAGTCAAAGATAGACATTAGCTACATCTTTATCAAACAAAACTAAATCATCCCCTAAAACAACATATTGATCATATCAATCTTGGAAAGTGGCCTTTCTCATACGCACTGCTATAAATTGTATCATCAAATGATGAACAAGATTAAGCATAGCTCATGAGGACAAAGCACCCATAGGTTGACCTACACTATATTGTAAGGAACCTTCAGGAATATTATAATTATTTTTTGAAATAATATAAGATCTATTAATTAAAATAGAACCCCATTCAGTTCCAATACCAAATAGACTATTCAATATAGCTATTTGTGAAGATATAGGTAACCTATCGGTAGCAGCGCTCAAATCAAAACCATAAGAGCAATTATACTTAAGAGACAACTCTTGAGCATATAAAAAGCCTTTATGTTGATTGTGAGTACAGTCATTAGGTATTCTTTTAAACAAAGAAAACAGTTTCTGATGAAGAGGTTCTAGCAATGATTGAGTAATAATATCAACCATAGCAAAGACCCTTAATTTACCAGCAGCTTCTTCTTTGAAAGAAAGCTTACCTAATGGACCTAAACCGGACCACTTTCCTCTAATATTTGCTATATTTTTTAAATATTCAATATTAGAAAAGAGATTTATAAAATTCATAGAATTTGTCTTAGTTATATAACTCATTAAATCTTTAAAAACTTTATTATTAGCTTTTAAAGATCAATAAGATTCTATAACATGACGTCAACTTTTAGGTCCCAGAGGAGAAGATTTAACAATAGGTAAAACCCTAGTTGCAGTCAAATCCTCCAAAGAGAAACTAGAAAACTTTCTCAATATAACTTTACTATTCATAGTAAGTCACATATTAAAATCATCTAGTACTCTTTGAGATCCACCAAAAGGAGCTGTGATAGTTGAAAGTTTTGGATTAAAACCTACTTTAATAACCCTATATAGGGAAAATAAAGATAGATAAAATCTAATAATTTTTAAATTATCAGAACAAATTAATCTTCTATCTCTAGTTTTTATACTAGTTGGAAGCCCACATTTGGCTAATCTTGGAAAGTTGAAATCAGGTTCTAAAGCTCGGAGTGATCTGAGCTTGGTTCCAGACAATTTCTTCTGAATACATAGTTGGCAGGCCTTAAGATATTTAACTGTATATAATTCACCGTGATTTTTTTGCATTTTATATAAAAAAATCCCGAAATTATGTAACATTCTAAATCTGGGGGTCTCCTTAGTACTTAATAAAGACATAGTTACAATTCTGTAACCAATAGTCTTAAGTACTAATAACAAATGTTTTTTATTTGTTAGTGAGATCATAGGTCCAGCCTTATAAATATCAGAATATAATTTTAAATTTGAGAAAAAAGCAGTTTTATTATTTATAATATTACTTGTTTTTTTCATTAGTTTAAATTTATATATATTCATCCTTAAGTGTACCGGAGGCGGCTTTCTATAAAGAAAACCCATTCAAGGCCATATAAGGGAATACTTTATAAAAGTAAGCACTAAATGCAAGCTTAAACTTTTATAAAGCTGATCTATAACATGAAGTTATAGCTTAGATATAAGGTGTCTCTATTCTGCGGTTCTCCATAAGGAGGACAGAAGACCAGAGGGTACCACCCGTTTTTAGTTAAGTCAAAAACTTAAGCTCTAAAAACTATATTTCAAAACAACTTACAGTATCTCCTCTCGAGAGAGGATGATCCAGTTAAATGGTTTCTAGGATAATCTCCTAGGATTTCCATAGCTCTTTA